TATGTCCATTTCGACTTCAAGATCTTTCAGACGTCCTTCAAGATCCGGCAAAATGTTCTCCTTCAACTCATAAAGGATCTGATCATTCTCAGTTAACCGCTCATCCAGTTCCGGAAGAATCCGATCGTTTAAATCGTCCAAGATGCTTTCTAGCTCGTCCAGGTCTTTCGTGTTTGCCGTCTGGCCAAACACCTCCTCACTAAATGGACCTGCCACATCATGATGGTTGACCGCCCTTACTCGGTAGTACCATTGCAATTTGGTCTCGGTGCCATGGGTATATGCATTGACATTTGTGGTTCCCAACAGATTGCTAGGTCCCGGGACAAATCCTTTTTCTTGGGATCCATAGATTTCATACTCACGAACGGTCAGCCCCTGCATGTCCCAAAACAAAAGCACTTGACTGAAACCGCCATACGCGACTAGATTGCGAATTACTCCTGGTCGAACGTTGGCGATATTCCCTGGTCCAATGATTGGCGGTCGATTGATTTGTTCGTCACGATCGCGATCCTGTTCCTTTTGATTGGATCCTAGCGTGGCTCTCGAATCACCAATCTCAATGGATTCATACTTATCTAACAGCACGTTCCAGACCGTTTGATTGATTTTGGCGTTGACGTTGACACCTAACTTATTAAAGGCAACCGTCACAGTGTCATATAACTCTAACTGCTCAAGCAGTCGATGTTGCTCTTCACCAGTTGCACTGTATAGATCCGCAAACTTTACTTTCAGATTCACACGAGGTAACCCGACCTGATTGCTAGAAATATAGTACTGTGCGAACTGTCGAAGCTCAGCGATTGTTTGAGGATTGCGGCTACTGAGATCGACTGTCTGCACACGTCGTTCCGGAAACTTGTCGACATGGGAACTATCCAGAATAACTTCCGGAAGAACTAACTCACTTGCCCCTTCTTCGTTCGCTCGAGCATAAGGTCGAATCGACGTGTAAGTACTTTCGATCGTTTTTTCTTGTACGAGATCCACTAGGTTCTTGCCATAAGCAATCACCACTCCGGTTTCCTTGCCACCGTTTCGCATCAAGCGGATTTCGTTATTATCGAAAATATATTCGCCGTTGTACTTTTGTAAGATAGATCCTTCTTTGCCACCCAAAGCTTCAGCGGCGCTTTCAAAATGGCCAACCTCGGAAAAGTCCATCGCTGCGACCGTCGTCAGATCCGTAGACACAGTGAAATCACGTTGAGGAACTAAAAGAGCACGCCACTGACTCAACGCTTCTTGCGCCGAAATAGCGGTGTGCATCTTACCTTTGTTTAATGCTGTTTTTTCGGTTAAAAGTGAAATATGATCACATTTAATAGAAATAATGCCGTGTTGAGGTTTAGTAATCTTAGTGATTTCAAATCGTTGTCGCTTCGATCGAGTACTCGGACCAACATCAACAACTACTTTCTTCCCTTCTTTCAACTGAGAAAATAGCTGGCCATTGATCGGATAGTTGAAGGTAAGATATGGAAATTGATTTCTATGCCTTACAGACAACACGCTGCTTGCTTCGTTCAATAAACCAAGACCGAGCGTGCTGCAATCGTTATTCGATTCATTGTAAAGAATTGGCACACTCATATCGCCATCGACCTCCATCTTGGTGTAATCATCATTTGTGTGATTTGTGTAGTGAATGAAATGGTATTTGTTCCTGGTCGTAGCTGCGGAACATGGTAACCATCGCTTTGCATCAGGATCGCACTTGAGATATTGGCTATGCCATCCCGATGAGCGGTGCCTAGTTCGCTGTCAATCGTAATAATTCCAGCGCCGGCAGCTCTCAGGATTCGAAACTGGCGACCATTAATGGTCAGTGTCGCATCTGCTGTACCGCTATATCTAAATTGGATCAATGGCAAGGATTCGATTGGTTCGGGGTTCTCCAACGTTCGTCCAGATACATGAGCAGTTGCAGTTTGGCCATCAAGCCGAAACATTACTGGCTTGCATCGAAAAGGCAAGACCAAATCAAAGTGATCACGCCATCGATCGAGTATCCGGACTTGCGAATGAAAGATGCCTTCATAGAAATAGTTCGGATCCTCAGAAAAAAGAAGCCGACTGTATCGCTTGGGTTCCTTCAGCCAGTGAGTAATTTCTCTGACTTGCTGGAAAAGCGACTTGTCTGCTTCTTTTCTAAGTTCCATGGGAAATGTCTTGATAATATCTTTTTCTCGTTCATTGTCGTAAATAATTGCGCCTTGCCGGCCATCCACCTCGTCAAATCGAAGATCTGATTCAGGAATCGTCAACTCCATCTCATTCAGGAGATAGAGGTTCTTGTTAATCGACTTATGGCCGTTAAATTCAAAATATGGTTCTCCACTTGTCACTCTAATCTCCTCCTCATTTCATCTGCCGTATGTTCCGCCAGAAGCTCCGATAATTCAGCAATATCACGATTGTCATTGATTGTGATCTCATCAAAATGAATATCTATATGCGGTGTGTTATGGATCGTTTGGTTGGTGGTTCTCGATTCACTCTTAACCGCTGGCAATGATAAGCCAAAGCCTGTATTACCGGCAATGGCTACCGATTCAGCTTGGATATTCGGTAAGACAAGTTGCGCACCTAAATCCTCAATGGCATCTAGTGCAAAATGCTTGAATCGCTCAATCCCTTCCCCAATTCCGGCAGGGATCCAACGTCCTACATCCATCATCATCACTTTCGATGGTGAATTGATGTCTAAGGCTCTCTGCATCGTTTGGGCTACTTGATTGGCAATCGTAGCTGCAGTATTCAAAACTTGTGCTTGACCAGCTACCAATCCATTGTTTAATCCGATCATGGAGTTTTGTCCGATGCGATAAAACTGATCAGGTAGATGGCTCATCTGATCCGGCATGCGTTGCGCACAATCACGGATTGTGTCGTTCGCGTCTCGCATCCCTTCGCGATAAGCCTGATTGGATTCACGCATAGTGGCTGCGGCGATCCTTGGCAGATTCTGCAAGATTCGGTCCACATCACGATCCATTTTCTCAAATTCCTTGACGACATCCTCTGCAGCCATCTTAGACTTCTTGACCATCTCGTCTGTCATTTTGGCAATTGAACTCAACACTTTGGAAGAATTCTGATCAATCCCCTGAGCGATTCCTTCCACCATCGGCTTCCCGATTTGTTTGCCCATCTGATTGGCATTGAGTTCTTTATCCAGTAAAGACATCAGCTTCTTGGCCAACTGTACGATCGATCGTTCAGGTGCGCTGCTATTTTGTTCGATCCCTTGGGCAAGACCAGTCGTAATGTTGCCACCGTATTCCCGGTAAACACCGGACGGTGAATTGATATCATTTTCCTTACGGAAAGCTTTATTTGCCAATTCAGCCATCTGCTTCGTGGCGTTTTCGACTTGTGGGGCAGATTGATCTATCCCTCCAGCTGCACCTTCACCAATATTTACACCGAATCCTTTAAACGTTTCTGGATCCATTTCTTTTTCAAAGACTTCTCGTGGCACACCTGACAATTCAGCAGCACTTGCCTGAACTGCTCCCTTACTTCGATCGATTCCTTCCACATATCCTTTACCCGGTGTCTCTCCGTGAGCGACAAAAACATCTTGATCAATCACTTCACCAAATAACTTCTCTGGCGTTTCGGCTAGTTCTTTTGAGGCATCTCCTACAGGTTCAATCCCTGCCAAAATTCCGTCTGACGTCCCCTTGGCAAGTGGATCAGTAATTTCTGCGTAATTGGTATTAGCGATCGTTTCTTCAATCACTTTCCCCGGTACAAGTGCAACATTTTCTGCAGCTTCAGCGACCTGCTCTTCACCGTCTTCAACACCTGCAGATATCTCATCCGTAAAGTGTTTCCCCCATTGGGCAAAATCACGACCTTCAATTTGAGCTTTAAGAGTTGTTTCTGCTTTTTCCGGAATTAAACCGATTTTTTCAGCAACAACCTCTGACTCTTCACCAGCAATACGAGCTGTACTATCCATCGCTTCGCTCATTGAGGTACCCATTGCCTTGTTTAGCTTCTCAATCTGTTTTCTACCTTCTTCTGGTAGCTCGTCCATAGCAGCGCCGGTCTCTTTCACCAATCGTTCTGCTTGTTCTGCCCCTGCAGGTCCCATCTTTTCAAGTTGCATGATGATACCATCATCAACGCCTGCTTCTGCAAGAAGTGCGACATTAGTTGACCATTTTTCCATAGCTTCTGCATTTTTCTTAAGGTTATCAGCCATTTTATCCAAACTAATGGATTCCTTTTGTTCGATGGTCTCAAAAGCATTCGTTGACTGTTCAACAAGCTTTTTGTACATGTCATTCATAGAATTGAGCGCTTCTTTTTGGGCTTCTGATAAATGGTTGTATGAGTCAATCATCATAGCGTTGGCTTCGTTGTTTGTTGCGGCAACTTCTTCTCTCATTGCCATTTCTTCTTCGTAAAGTTTGGCTTGTTCTGCTTTAATGGCTTCTAACTGCTCATGTGCAGCATCTTCTTTACCGGCTAAGTCTTCAAGGGCTTCGCCGTATACCTTCTTGCCATCCACACCTTCAACGGCAGCGTCATAAGCAATTTTCGCTCGTGCGTCCGTAGCTTCTTTTAATGCAGTTTCATATTCTGCAGCTTCTTGTGC